CCACTAAGATGTTGCCGCACGTTCAAACATGGTTACCAACAGGCACCATTGTGGACGACGGAACTCTTGCGGGGATGAGTAGGGATCCCACCTCTTTAGAGGTGTATCCTAACCCTGACAGTTGGTTTGCCGGCGGCTTAAGCCGCGACAACAAACTGTACTCTCTGTTGGACATACACATTAATGTGTATGCCCCCTCCAGCAAAGCTGGAAGGAGGCGCTTGCGCCACTTAGAGGAAGTGCCACGCGATGCCAAAAATGGCTTCGCGGGGTACTACATGAGCCATGGGCTACTGTCAAAAGACATAGCTCATAGGCTATCACGACTTCCAGTCTCAGAACTGGAAAGAATCGAGAGGGTGTGGTTGAGCATCGAAGATGCCCTAATCACATCAAGTCCCGAACAATTCCTTTTGGATGACGGGAATTTCGTAAAGACCATCTTTAGATGGACTATATCGAAACTCGTGACCAGCGGGTATCAAGAGATGCTCGCTGATTACAAGAAATTGATGATCTTCGTTAAAGCGAAGGCCATCAAAAGTGACGTGGCGACCTCTTTAAAGGGGCCCTGTCATTTTCCTGGTTTTGCGCCTGATGGCACATACAAGGAATTGGGATGCGTGTGGCTCGATAGAGTCATCACACGCGGTCTCAAAAGTAAAGGTGAAGCGACGCGTTTAGCGCACTTCATCTCTACTAGAGGTCTACCACCTCCTGTAAAGGAGATGATCACTGATTCGTTGCGTAAGCACCGAATCAATTTGACCTTGCCGAAAGTATACATCTCTGAAGAGCGTATACAAACGGTGAAACTCCTCTCCCGAAGAATCGGGAGAAGAATCAACCGGACCCAAGTTCAAAAGGACTTGGCAAATCCGGAACACGTAAGCTTGACGAACTCAAGTTCGTTTGCTTACAGCAGGACAGACGGCGGCAGAGCCGCTGAAGTCCAAATCGAATTCGACCTTTGGGCGAATACGATTGGAAAATCAAGAACTCATGTTCTTGATTATCCAATAGAACCTGGTGTCAATTGGCACAAGGTTCTATGTATTCCTCGAGACTATAGTCTCGAGGGATATTCTTTTGGGGATCCGCTTAAAGGCGGGTCCTTACTCGGAACCAGAAGAGCAGGTTACGATAGTAACTTGGGCTTCCAAATCCTCCAATGCGCGGCTGAAGCCGGCATTAAGAGAGGATTGCTGGATGAATCCTATCAATTGATAGGATTTCCCCATGTCCGAGCCTCGGTCTCAGCAGAGCCCGGAGGCAAGGCAAGGATTGTGACCGCCAATGAATGGTGGGTCACAATCCTTCTTCAACCTTTAGGTCACCTTTTGGTGAACCTATTGGAAGAAATCCCATCGGCTCGTGCCGGCTTAAGCCGGGCAGAGCCTGCATGGGAATGGGTGGAAGACTTGCGTTCTAGCAAGAAATCTTCCCAGATGGCTGACAGCTTCTATAGAAGCTGCGAGCTATTGACAAGTGATCTGTCGGAAGCAACAGATCATTGCCATAGAGATCTTTCTCGAGCTATGCTCGAGGGATTTCTCGAAGGTGCTGGATTGGATTACTCCACCGGCTACCTCAAGCTTTCTGTCGACCTATTGGTAGGACGAAAGATGCTTCACTCTCCGGGACTAAATATAGTCTCGAAGTAGTGACATGCACAATAGCGGCTAGATCTCAGAAGAGAACTATTATCACCTTTAGGTGTTAATAGCTGCTACACTAATGCGTGCACGACCCTGTCGGCATGCAGTCTTAAACAACCGCAAGGGGCTTTAGCCCAAACCCTACTGGGGTTTCCG